AACAACCCACTCAAAAGCTCCAGGGTTTTCAATAGAAGCAAGTTGCGAGTAAGCCGAGGAAACTTTTTCTCTACCATCTTCTGTATACGCATTACCTGGAACAACAATATCATCAAGTACCACAACATCGGCATGAAAGCCAGTAGTATTACTAGTAAGACCAACAGCTTTGACACTAGCATCACGAATACCCTCTAACTTTCTTTGTGGATGATCAACAGCTATCTCAGCTACTGCCCATTTTTCTCGTTTACCTTCCTCTTCATGGATCATATCTTTCCAGTATCTACGATAGATAGGGCTATCTATAATCTGTTTAATTGCATATAGTTGTTTTTCTGCTAAGTCTGCTGTCGCTGATACATATAGTATAGTAGTTTCAGGATGCTTAGTTAACCACCATGCTGTACGATAAGCTATTAACTTTGACTTCATGTGCCCACGAGGAAGTAACACTAGTTGGTTTTCTTTAGCACCTTGTCTTTGCCACCAAGATATTAACTCTTCATGTACTGCACCTACCATTAAATGAGGTGCTACTAGTCGTATAAAAGTCAACAGATCTGCTTCTGCTGCTTCTCTGATTTGGTCAATCTGAGTCATTTATTTCTTTCTGTATTTAGCTGTCTTTTTTTTTATTTTATCTGGCTGTGATACAAACTGTTTACCTTTACGATTACCTGCAGCCTTAGCTGCGTTAGTAGCTTTCTTTTCAGCAGGGCTTAAAGCTTTCCATGCTGCATCAGGTAGATATCGTTTCTTTCCTTCACTCTTAGTACCATCAGAAGTTCTCCACTTTTGTTTGGTCCAAGCTTTTAAACTCTTTTGTGATTTAGCTAATGCCATTATTTTTTCTTTTTAGGTTTTTTATTTTTATCAAGTAATGCACCAGGGTTACCATTTTTAGGTGGTTGTTTTACATTACGTACTCTAGATTTTTTCTTTTCCATTACTTATATCCTCCTCCTTTTTCTTTATATTGTTTAGCCAATAATTGAGCTTTACGTGCTGACCACTGACCTGGTTTACCACCTTTACCTCCTGCTTTAATCTTATTAAATAATGCTTTACGCATTGAAGGTTTAGTATAGTTACCTGCTTTATTAACTGTGCTTTTCTTTTTAGTAGCTACCATTTAACTTTATGACTCCAGTACCTAGCGCTCATTTTATCTGGGCTAGAGTCCTGAGCATTATGTCTAGCATAGTAAGATCTCTTACGTGCTTTATCTTTAGCAGATGTAGGATTCTTACCTGCTCCTTTTACACCTTGTTGACCAAAGCGTATTAGTTTAGTTTTCTCTCCTACTTTAGCTACAACAACATGAGACTTAGTAGGATGACTAGGAGTCTTCTTAGGTTTATTATAACCTGATACTCCTGCTCGTTCTAGTTTTGGGTCCTTTGCCATTCTCTTACCTCTCTTGCATATTCAATTTCATTTATAGTTACTTCTTCTACAATTACTATTGGTTTCTTAGTAGCACAGCTAGTTAATAATAATGCTATAAGTAAGTACTTCATTAATTAGGTTTAGCTAATTGTCCACCAAAGTAAAACTCTACAATCATAGTAGCCCATTGAAAGATCTCATCAAACTTATAAAGACCTTTAAGTGTTGTAAATGTTTCTCCACCACCAATACTAAATAAACCTAAAAAACTAAAACCTTCTGATGTAGATCTAACTACTGTATCAACACCAAAGATTCCTGCTAGTGGATATATAGCTACTAAAGATAATATAACTAATATAAGTATACGTCTATTCCATGCAGCAAATGGAGACTCTTGCATTGATTGCTCACGTGCTTTATCTATTTGATTTGATTTAGCAGTAAGCTGAGCCATCATCATTTTCTGTTGTTCATGTGCTTGTGCTGATTTAATAGCTGTTAACTTAGCAACAAAGCCAAGTGCTATTGGAATTAAGTGTTGTAATAATCCTAGCATATTAATACTCCAGTGGGTTAGTAGAAGCTTTACGTAAGGCTTTCATCTCTGCACGTAAACCATCTAAGTTAGCATTTACTTCTGAACGTACACTCATTAATGTAGCTTCTACTTCTCTTTGATTACCTCTAGACTCAGCAGCTACTTCTCTTGCTAAAGCTAAAGCATCACTAGCTTTTTCTTGAGTAGTTATAGCACGTTCCATAATTTCTATAATACGACCTTGTTGACTATTTAATTTAAGTTCTATCTCTTTAATTTTAGATTCATCGTATGAATTAATTACCGAGACCATATCGTTGTAAAGGGTGATTCCCATGTAACTGATACCACCGATGACGGGCAATACTGTTAAAACGATCCCCAATATCATCTGATTGGATAAAGTCAAAGAGAAGGTTTTGTTCTTTTGCGTAGTCATCAGTAGTTCCTATATAGTCTTCTAAAGGTTGAGTATAAATGTTATTCGATTGTTCCAAAGTTTTCAACATAAGCACGACTCCAAACCCTGGCACTACTTCCTCGTTCTCTTTTGTCTTTGGAGCTTGAGGCTCTGGCTCTGATTCTTGCTTTTTTTCTGATTGAACTTCTGCTTGTGGCATCGCTGCTTCCTGCTCTACAGGGTTCTGTTCCAGTGGCACAGGTTCTACATTCTGTGTCGTTACATTTACGGATGTTGGCTCCGATGTATTTATAGGTGATGCAGGATTCAATGGGCTTTCTATACTTGTAGGATCTGTTGCTTTTAGACTGCACGTGTTCGATACTTGTAGCCACCCAGAGCTCAGTGGGTCCGAGTAAGGTGTCGAGCATGTTGTCAATCTTTGTTCCAATATTAAGCCATCGTAACCAGGTTCGCAACTTACTTGCCTCTCTTCATTACTTTCAAAACACGTTTGAGGAAGGGGAGTACAACTTGACGAAGTTTGTATCCAATCAGTCCAACTATCACTCGAGCAAGTGTAGTAACGAGCTTCGTTGACAATGCCTTCAGTGAAAGGATCTGTGCAGCTAATTGATCTTTGTTCAGTTTGGTCCACGCAAGTGGAATAGCTACCACAGATTGGATCGTCTGGCATATAGCTGACACACCAGTAATCACGGATTGCCACTTCTTCTTCAATGTCATAACAAGCCAATGACTCTTCATCCATGTAACCATTTGAGTCAGGTGTATACGTACAGTACCAAGCATTTGCATTACTCCATGTTAAGAGGAATAACCAGAACAAAGTTCTTGCCATATAAATCCTCAAATCGTTTAGGGTATAAATCATACCAAGCAGATCTAGCTGCTACTCCAGTAGCTCCACCAATAGGGCAAGGACTACCTGATAACTCCATAGCATTCCATACTTTAATATCTTCACACATAACAGATACGGCTGCTACTTTAAGACCAAGATCATTCAATACCTTAGCATATTTACGTCTTTGACATCCATCATCCTCAACGGCTGTACCACCTGCTACAGATATAATACCACCTGATACTGCTCCAGTTATAGGTACTACACATAAGTCTTGAGAATATGCTGATATAGAAGGAGCTATAGCTGTAGGTACTGGCATACCTCGTTGTTCAATAATTGTTCTAGTCTCAGCATGAGCTTTATTAACTATCATTGTTGATACAACAATACTACCAAATCCTAATATAATAGTCCAAAGAAGTTTATTAAGAACAGCTTCTATTTTGTCTATACGAGCATGTATATTAGCGTACCTTTCGGCACACAGTTCTTCATGAGACCTTAGTTCCTGTTCTACTTCTTTTGCAGTTGTCATATTAAAATTCTATCCATCCTGTAATGATATATTTGTCTCCACCTATGGGTGGGTTTCCTCTATGAGTATGTGTAAAAGCTGCAGGAAATATTACACAATCTCCCTTGTTTGGTTTATATCTATAATGTTGATAAAGAAACTCTGTTTCTCCTGCTTCAAACTCATCATTAAGATATACTGTCCATGTTAATAATCTATTGCTATGCTCTCTACATGTATTTTCTGCATGCCATACATGATAACCTTCACCAGGTCTTGTCTTTTGAATTTTAATTGTATATGATTTATGAGCATCACATGAACTTAATATATCATATTGGTTTGCATATTCTGCGTAGCATTTTCCCCAGAATACATCATTAAACTCAGTTAAAATTTCTTTAGAAGTATGGCTAAATGGAAAAGATTGTTCAGGTATAAATCTAGCTAAATCTTGTTTTAATAATTTAGGAACTTGATCATGTGATTGACGATCAATTACTAAACCTCCTTCTTCTGCTTCATTAAAATAA